AGATCAGGGCAAGCGATCTGAATGCCAAGGAAGAGGCCAAGCAAAGGGGAATCAGCCGGGGCATGGTCTACAAGATCCGCGCTCATGAGACGTGGCGGGAGTACGGGGCAAACCACTTTGCGGGGCTGATGTGACCTGTGAAGCCTGCCAAGAAGCAGGGCCTATCTACGAAGCAGGATGCCCGGGCTGTGAGGCTAGGGCGATGGAAAGCTTGAACAAAGGAGCAGTCTTGACCGAAACCATTGAACGCACTGAGCAAGAGGTCAACGAAGCCCTGAATGACCTCCTGCGCCGCTGGCACGCCCACTGCCTCGGGTATTCGCATGGCAAGGGCTACCCATCCGTGGACTCTGCATGCCGGTACTCGCGCACCTCAAGACAGTACGACGACCAAAACGGGGCGCTCGATTCAGCGGTGGACAGCAAGATCATGGAAGGCATTGACGGGGTGATGTGGAACATCCAGCAGCCATACCTCACTGCCTTGCAGTTCCAAGCCCGCAATCTGTTCACCGGCAAGCAGGTCTGGACATCGCCACGGCTCCCGGTGGATCCCCAGGAGCGGGCGGTCATTTTGATCGAAGCCCGAACTATTTTGCTCAGGGGGCTTGCAAAGGCTGGAGTCATGAATTAGACTCGCCCACGGCGGGCGAAGTTGTCTTCAAAGCTATTTGGCCCCATCACATCAGCGGCGGCGTGGGAAGATGACACGCACAGAGGGATCAGCCGGACCTCGGAAATCCAACCGGAAATAGGCAGGTAGGTGGCCTAAGGCGAAGGCGAAAGCCGGATGAAGCCAAGAACACATCGCCGGAGTAGCGCCCGGCCCGCTGATGTGATGCGCCATGAAGACTTCGGATCGCCGGTACACGGACCTGCAGGACCGTCAGCCCGACGGCAATACAAACAGCCGGTCCGAAGCCTTGATGGTGAATGCGCAGGCTGATGCGCAAGTTAAAACTTGGTTCTGCCTCATGATCGTATGGGGCGCCGAAGCCATCGGATTGAACCGCCGAGTTTTCCTCTGCCAAATGCCGGAGATCAGCACCGGCCACCATCAACAAGCGAGCAGACTGAAAAGTCTCGTCCCCTGCCGGTAGGTTGGGGTGGTACGGCCGGGATCTCACCCCCGGCCGTTCCATTTATTCCAGATCAAAGCCGCCCTGAGCAATCTCGGCGGCTTTTTCGCGTTCGCAGGGCAGCGCATCAACCCGATAGACCAAGTGTCCAAAGGCCGCTCGCCCTGCACCTCATCTCCATGGTGACTCCTTGAACCGCACACCCCCAGCCGGGCCAGACCAAGCCCGGTAAGTCGGTATGGGGGTGATCCACACCGCGAACAATCCAAAGGAACTCGCATCATGGCAGCAAGAATCAGAAAACATCATCAGGACGAAGTTAGGGCGCGCATACAAACCAGTCAGCTGGTAAATCGCCTTACAGATCACGCACTTGGCGAGGTCGAATTGAGCGCGACTCAGATCCGCGCAATTGAAATCCTGCTCAAGAAGTCAATTCCTGATTTGAGTTCCATTGAGGTGAGCGGAGACGAAGAAAACCCGCTGCAAGTGGTTGGCCGCATTGAGTTGGTCGCACTTGGGGGTGAGCAGTGATGGGCCCTATCTCTGACGCTGCCTTCTTCTTCGGTATCGGCTCGCTCCTAGGACTGTTCATCGGCCTGTTTGGCTCTTTGCTGCTCTTTGTCGCGTCAACGTGACAACAGCACAGATCGCGCTTCCGCCTAAGCTGATCCCGGTCTTTGCCGGGCGAGCTGACGTAAGGGGTGCACATGGCGGGCGTGGGTCTGGAAAGACTCGCAGCTTTGCCAAGATGGCCGCTGTCCGTGGGTACATCCATGGCATGGCTGGCGAGTCTGGCGTGATCCTGTGCGCTCGGCAGTTCATGAACTCGCTGGAAGATTCCTCACTGGAGGAGTGCAAGCGGGCGATCGAGGAAGAGCCTTTCCTTGCGGCGTACTACGACGTGGGCGACAAGTACATCAAGAGCCGTGACGACCGGATTCATTTCTCGTTCGCGGGCCTTGACAGAAACATTGCCTCGATCAAGTCCAAGGGCCGGTTGCTCTTGTGCTGGGTGGATGAGGCTGAGCCCGTCACCGATGAGGCTTGGCTGACGCTGATCCCGACCCTTCGAGAGGAGGGCAGCGATTGGAACGCAGAGTTATGGGTCACATGGAACCCGAAGCGCAAGACGGCCCCAGTTGAGGGCCGTTTTCGTTTCAGCACGGACGTATTGACGAAGGTTGTTGAGCTGAACTGGCGAGACAACCCGAAGTTCCCAGCAAAGCTGGAGCGTGACAGGTTGCGTGACCTGGCAGAGCGGCCCGACCAGTACGGGCACATCTGGGATGGTGAGTACGCCACCGCACTGGCTGGTGCGTACTTCGCCCAGCCGCTTGCCCAAGCCAAGACCGAGAACAGGATCGGGCGCGTTGCTCCAGACCCATTGATGGCGATCCGCTTGTTTGCGGACATCGGAGGGACTGGCGCGAAGGCTGACAACTTCGTGTTCTGGGCGGTGCAGTTTATTGGCCGAGAGATTCGGGTGGTCAACCACTACGAACAGCAAGGCCAGCCGATCGCATCTCACCTGAACTGGTTGAGGTCGCAGGGCTACACGCCGGACAAGGCGCAAATCTGGTTGCCGCATGACGGTGATCAGCAAGACAAGGTGAATGACGTTTCCTACCGCTCGGCATTCGAGCAGGCGGGATACGCCGTCACGGTGGTGCCGAACCAGGGAAAGGGCGCTGCGATGTTGCGGGTTGAAGCGGCTCGCAGGCTCTTCCCATCCATGTGGTTCAACGAAGCCACAACTCAGCCCGGCATTGATGCCTTGGGCTGGTATCACGAGAAACGAGACGAGGCGCGAGGAATCGGCCTTGGACCAGACCACGACTGGGCTTCGCACTCGGCTGACGCGTTCGGCCTGGTGTGCGTGGCCTATGAGCTTCCATCGGCCACCGGGCCAAAACCCATCGTTTACAGGAATCGCCGCGTGGCTTGAACAACATGAAGATGACCGAACAAGATCTGCTGCAATTCCTCGATGAGGAGGCTTCGCAAGCCTTTCACTTCACCGAAGGGGAAATAGCGTCTGATCGTGTGAAGTCCATGCGCAGCTACATGCGCGAGCCCTACGGCACGGAGGAAGAAGGTCGGTCGGCTGTCGTCGCATCTGACGTGTTCGACGCCGTGGAGGGCATTCTTCCTGACCTGATCGAGGTGTTCACGGGCTCGGACAAGGCGGTTGTTTTCGAGCCGGTAGGCCCGGAGGATGAGGAAAGCGCTGAGCAGGTTACCAACGCCTGCAACTACGTGTTCTACAAGCAGAACAACGGTTTCCTGATCCTCTACAGCGCGATCAAAGACGGCCTCATGCTCAAGACGGGCGGGGTCAAGTGGTACTACGAGAAGAAGCGCACGCCCATCTTCACTCGGTATCGAGCGATCGATGAGATGCAGCTCGCGGTGTTCCTGATCGCCAATCCCAAGGCGGAAGTGATGGAGCAGGAGGAGGTTGAGCCGACTCCTGAAGAGCAGCAACAGAATGCCCTGATCGCCCAGCAGTACGCCGAGGCCGGCATTCCCGCTCCGCCTACACCGATTCGCTACAACGTCAAGATCAAGACGGTAGAGGAAAAGGGCTGTGTTCGTGTGGTCGCAGTTCCTCCTGATGAGATTCAGGTTTCACGCCGGCATGACTCGATCCTGTTGGATGACTGCCCCTATGTTGCTCATGTGGTCGAGAAGACCTTGAGCGATGTGAAGCAGATGGGCTACAAGGTCTCGGTTGACGACCTGAAGGCCGCTCAGAACGCCGAGCACACGGCAGACGGTGACTATCGCGAGACTCAGCGCGGCGGCAAGTGGGGTTGGTGGCAGGACGACAACGAGTTGGACGACTCGATGGTTCGCGGCTACCTGCGCGATGAGTACGTACTGGTCGACTTCGATGGTGATGGAATAGCAGAGCGCCGCCATGTGGTGCGCCTCGGCAATCTGGTGCTTGAGAACGAGGAGTGCTCTCACGTGCCTATGGCTGCGTGGACGCCCTACATCCTGACCCACCAATTCAACGGCCTGTCCGTTGCTGACCTCGTTGAGGACTTCCAGCGCATCCATACCGAAATCTGGCGTCAGCAGCTCGACAACCTTGCGCTGGCGAACAACCAGGAGACGGTGGTCCTTGAGAGCAACAACGGCCCGATGGCCAACATCGACGACCTGCTGAATCGTCGTCCAGGCGGCATCATCCGCGAGAAGGCCGCAGGAGCCGTCCGACCGTATCAAGAACGCTGGCAGGGCATCGAAGCGATGCCGATGCTTGAGCAGCTCAATGTGGCCAAAGAGAACCGCACCGGTTACACGCGCTACTCCCAAGGGCTGGACTCCAACAGCCTGAACAAGACCGCGACCGGCATCGGCATGATCATGAATGCCAGCCAGAAGCGGCAGAAGCTCATGGCGCGCATCGTGGCTGAAGCGCTTGTGGCCCCGATGTTCCGGGGCATCTTCAAGACCCTGACCGACTTCGGCATGGAGAAGATCAGCTATCGCCTGAACGGGAAGTTCGTGCAGTACGACCCGCAGGAGTGGCGCGATCAATACGACATGTCGATCAATGTCGGCATTGGTACGGGTGATGCGATCCAGCAAAGCGCGTTTTTGCAGCAGATGGCACAGGCTCAGGCCGCAGCCATTGCAAGCCCCTTGGCCGGCAAGCTGATCACGCCGAAGAACATCTACAACCTCCAGGCTCGGCTGGTTGAGAACGCCGGCTTCAAGAACCCGGGCGAGTTCTGGACTGACCCCGACACCGTACAGGCACCTCCGCCCGGTCCGCCTCCGCCTGACCCGAAGGTCATGTTGGAGAAGGAAAAGCTTCAACAGCAGCAGCAAAAGGACGTGGCTCAGTTTCAGATGGACCGCGAGAAGTCTGCTGCTCAGATGGCTCAAGACCGCGAGCAGTTCAACGCTGAGCTGGCCTTCAAGGCAGCAGAAGCGGAGCGAGATCGAATCTTCAAGCTCCAGATGGAGGGCATGAAGGCTGATGTGGCTGCGACTTCTGAGCAGGTTGATGAAGAGGGCGAGGCGATGGAGTCTCAGCCTTCGCAAACCGATCTCCTGATGGCTGTCATCCAAGGCTTGCAGGCCATTCAGGAATCAATGAACGCACCTCGCAGCCTAGTCCGTGACCCGGAAACGGGCGAGACGGTGGGCGTGGAAATCAACGGGGCATTCCGCCCTATCGCGCGCGGGACCGATGGTCGCGCAATTGGCATTCAGTAAGGAAAAAGCATGGAACAGAAAGAACTCGTCAAAGGCGCATTCATCGCCTCGCATCGTCGGTGCATCCCGGGCAAAGAGGCGGAGTATTTCCCACTCTTTGAACAGTTCGTCGCGCTGCAAGCTGCTGGCGACGATGAAGGTGCGCGCAACGTGCGGGCTCAGATGCTCCCGCTGCAGGCGCTTGTGAGCGAGGACGCTTTCCCGAACCTCGTCACCAACGTGGGCCGAAATTTCGCCCTGGACACGCTGTTGCGCGGCTCCACGTACACCGCCGCCTGCAACCTTGGTCTGAAAGGTGCCGGGTCTGCTGCTGCTGGCGACACGCAAGCGTCACACGCAGGCTGGATCGAAGTCGGTTTGGCGAACGCCCCGGTCTATACCGGCAACCGCAAGACTCTCACGTTCAACGCTGCGGCCAGTCAGAGCATCTCGCACGCTGCGCAGACCTATGCCTTCACGTCCAGCGGGACTGTGGCCGGCGCGTTCCTGAACCTGGCTGGTTCGTCCACCAAAGACAACACGACCGGGACGCTGTTCTCTGCTGGCGACTTCACTGGCGGCAGCAAGACGGTGGCGAACGGTGACACCATCGATGTGACGTACACCCTCAACGGCTGATAAATGGCCAACCTGGCGTTTCGGGCAGCGACCGATGCGTTCGATACCAGTTTTGGCACGAACGTCATCACCGGGAACGTCCCGGCAGGTACTGCGGCCGGTGACGCTCAGTTCGTTGTCGTCACTGGGGCCGCAATCGCTCCAACGGCGGCTCCGACATATTCAACGCCTTCTGGCTGGACTCTTCTAGGCTCATCGTCTCAGTTCTCGCTGGCGGCTGGACTTCTGAATATCCGGATCTGGGTGTTTTGGAGGAAGGCTGGTAGCTCCGAGGTCAATCAAGCGTTTACGGCTTCTGCGAACTGTGCCATGGGCATCGTTCGTAGCAGTTACACCAACCCTGACCCGAACGGGTATGCCGGGCAGGTTGTATTTGGCTCTGGTAGCGGCACGACGGTCGGCGTAGGACCTCTAACGACGACGCGGCTCAACTCGCTGCTTCAAGCGTTTGTGTCGCAAGGAACGGCGCAAAGCATCACGCCAGCCGCTGGTTTCACGGAGCGGGTCGACAACGCGACATCCGGCATTTCGATGGCAGACGCCATCCAGGCCGCGATAGGTGCGAGTGGCACGAAGAACTTCACGATCCCGTCGTCTGGTGACTGGGTGTGGGCCTTCATTGAAGGCTACAGCAACAACACAGTTACGAACGTCGAGAGCATCACATTCAGTGATAGCCAGACGGGTATTGCAAAGTTCGCCGGGGCAATTGGCGAGACGATCAGTCTCAGCGATTCGCAGGTTGCTGTAGCGGATTTTATTGGCGCATCGCTTGAGTCGATCACGTTCGCAGATGCAACGGATGGGGTGTTTCGACAGTTCGGAGACCTGGCTGAAACGTTGTCGCTGTCGGATGCGCAGGATGCAGTGCTTGTCTCTGGGTCGATTGCGCAAGAGACGATCAGCTTTGCTGACTCTGTAGATGGTCAACAAGACGCGCTAGGCGCTGTCAATGAAGCCGTCCTATTTTCCGACTCGGTGGCCGGCGCTTTTGTCGGCATTGATGTCGTTGGCGAGTCGATCACCTTCGCGGATGGGCAAACGGCGGCATTCCGGGCCTCAAGCGTCGTTGGCGAGTCAATCTCGCTGTCTGATTCGATCGCATCTGTCGCAGAGTTTCTGGGGGCTCAAGACGAGATCATCGTCTTTGCAGACTTGGTTGATGGCATTGAGCCCGGCCAGGCTGAGGCTGATGAACAAATCACGCTGTTGGATTCCCAGACAGCGGCGGCAAGGTTCATTGCTAACGTTACCGAGTCGATCACCCTCATTGATGTTGTCTCTGTTGCTGGAGACGAGCCTGCAACCGGCTCGCCTCATGGCTTCGTCATCAGCGACACAGCTCCCAGCCTGTGGTGGCAGCGCAAGCCTAAGGCCCTTGACGAACAGGAAGCGGCGGAGAAGGTTGCCAAAGTCGTGCGCGTGGTCGAGCGCATTGCCCGCCAGCAGGTAGAAGCAGAGACGCCATCGCCGGCCAAGGAGCAGAAGCGCGAAGTGCGTGAGGCGATCGCCCCACTGGTGGCAGAGATGCCCGGCTTCGACTGGATGACGCTGTACCGCACGATCCTGATCGAGTTGGGGCGTCGTCAGCAGGAGCAGCAAGCCGAAGAGCTGGCACAAATGGAGATCGCCCGCATCCAGGCCATCAGGCGGGATGAGGACGATGTGTTGCTACTACTCATGAGCATCTAAATGGACGACCTACTTTCACAACAGACCCGGGGCCAAGTCTCCGCATCCTTGCTGGAGAACGAGCTTCTGAAAGAGGCGCTGGATGCCATCGAGAAGGAAGTCTTCGATCAGTGGATGAACTGCCCGGCCCGTGATGTTGAGGGAAAGGAAATGCTCTGGCAGCTTGCCAAGACCGCTCAGAAGTTCAGGGCGATCCTGATCGGCTATGTGGACACCGGAAAGCTGGCGTCTGCCAACCTGAAACGACTTGAAGAGCCACGCGGCATCCGCAAGCTCTTCGGAACCTGATTCATCGAAAGGTGAACTGCACCCGCTTCGGCGGGTTTTTTTATGCCCGCTCGATGCGGGCTTTTTCATTTTAGGAAGCGTGAATGGACACCAACCAAGAAACTGGAGTGTCAGTTGCCGATGTGGCTGATCTGCTGGATGACGAAACCGAGCAGAACGTCGAGGAACTGGGGCAAGAGGCCGGCACTGAGGAAGTCGCACAAGGCGATGAAACCGAGGGTGAGGCTGACGGCGAAGGTGAAGGCGAATCTGAAGAGGTGGAGTTTGAGGGCAAGGCATACAAGGTCCCGAAAGAGATCAAGTTGGCCCTGCTCCGACAGGCCGATTACACGCAGAAGACGCAAGAGGTAGCGGAGCAACGCAAGAACGTTGAACAACTCACCCAAGTGGTCGAGCAACGCCAGCGCGTGATGTTGCAGACGTTCGACAAAGCCGTCGAACTCCGGGAAATCAAGAACCGGCTATCCCAGTACGAGCAAATCGACTGGCAGAGCCTGGCCGCGAACGACCCGACCCAAGCAACGCAGCTTCACATTGCCTACCAACAACTCCAGCGTGAGGCGCAGAACAAGAACGGTGAATTGCAACAGGTCAGCAACCAACTGCAGCAACTGACGGAAACCCAGCGTCAGCAAAAGCTCGCGGATGGAGAGCAGTACCTGAAGACGCATATCCCGGACTTCAGCGTCAAGACTGCACAGGAGATTGCGTCCGTCGCCACGAAGCACTACGGCATCACGCCGGCAGAGCTGAAAGCGATCTCTGAAGACAACCCAGACGCCCGATTCGTGCACGTGCTTCACGACGCGATGAAGTGGCGCGCATTGCAGGCCGCAAAGCCTCAAGCAATGCAGAAGGTGACGCAAGCGCCCAAGGTGATCAAGCCAGCGGCCACGCCACCGAAACAACGCAACAACCTGGCCGCACTGGACCGCCTCAAAAAGAACGGGCGTGTCGAGGATCTGGCCGCATTCCTCTAAGGAAGAATTGAAATGACCCAACCTACCAACACCTTCGACAGCTACGATGCTGTCGGCAACCGTGAAGATCTGCAGGACAAGATCTACATGGTTTCCCCTGAGAAGACGCCCATTGTCTCCTCGATCCGTCGCTTCTCGGCGACCCAGCGCATCCATGAATGGCAACGTGACGCCCTCGCCACGCCCAACAAGGACAACGCCGTGATCGAAGGCGACGACCGCACCGGCTCGGCGCTGACCGCTACTGATCGTGTGGCCAACACGGTGCAGTTGTTCGACAAGACCGTGACCGTCTCTTCCACCCAGGAAAAGACCAAGTCCGCAGGCCGCTCCTCGGAGATGAAGTACCAAGTCAGCAAGGCTATGGTTGAACTGAAGCGCGACGTGGAGGCCATGGTGGTTTCCGACAACGTGGCAGTTCAGGGCAACTCGACCACCGCGCGCAAGTCGGCTGGCCTGGGCACGCTGATCTACAGCAACATCTCGCACGGTGGCGCTGGTGCAACGCCTGCTCACACCTCTGGTCTTGCGACCACGGCGCAGACGGCTGGCACGAACCGCACCTTTACCGAGGCGTTGTTGAAGACCGTGCTGCAAAGCGTGTTCACCAACTCGGGTGAGTTCGCCACGCTGATCAGCCTGACGCCTTCGCACAAGGTGGTGTTCTCCAGCTTCGCCGGCATCGCTGTGAACCGCTACAACGTCCAGAAGGGCAAGCAAGGTGTGATCGTCGGCGGTGCCGATGTGTACATGTCGGACTTCGGTGAACTCACTGTTGTGCCGAACTACATTCAAGGCACTGCCAACCAGAACGCGGCCTTCGTGCTCAATCCTGAGTACATGGGCATCGCCTACCTGGGGGGGTTCAAGTCCGAGCCTCTGGCGAAGACCGGCCACACCACGAAGGAGTTGGTCTCGGTCGAAGGCACGCTGGTCGTGACCTCGGAAAAGGCGCAAGGCGCTGTGAAGAA